GCACATTTCTGTCATCATCAACCGAAATAGTTTTTCCAGTTACCGCAGAACGTAATGTGAATGGTCCAGTATATTCATCATCAATATATTGTTCGTCTATGACTAATCTTTCATATGCGCCAATATTATATGCAAAAAACGATTGTCTAGACTTATTAAAGACATCATTTGATGAAATTTCTTCAAATTTTCTTGGTGCTTCTAAAAATACAATTTCATTTGGCGTGGTTGTCTTTTTGATGTAATATGCTCTATCTTTAGGTAATAAAGGAGTTGTTCCAGCTCTCTGAACCACTCCATCAACAGAAACTATCAAAGTATCTGAACTTGGTAATTCTACAGGAGTATTATCTTCATAATACAGTTTGAAAGATGTTTTGACATTATCAAATTGTGAAGATATATCCTTTATTTTACGGAAATTCTGAGTATTGAGTGTAGAATCTTTAAACTTAATCAATCTTCCGTTAAAATCTTGAGATGGAGTATCTACACCAACCACATATGATCTAACAGAATAATCAACAAAATATGATCTAGTTGAAACTGTGTAACCATCAACAATGATACTTGATGTAAAAGAAGAAGATCCATTTAATACATTATTAGTATATGCTGATGATAAAATTGGTAAAAGTTTTCCTGTTGGTTCTGCAGTTACATATCTATTTCCAATTGTTACCGTGCCGATCGTTGTTGCTGTTACTGTTCCAGAAATTGTAATTATTTTATTTACAAGATCAATTCCTTGCAATCCAGATCCTTGTGGAATGCCATTTCCACCTATTGCTAAACCAGCACTATTTGCACTTAAACCAGTAACATCTGATAATACAATAGTTGCCGTATTATTTCCTACATTATTAGTAAATGAAACCACATTATATGAAGATCCTTCGACGCCTTTATCAACTACTTTATAATTTCCAGATAATTCTGTTGCGATATTGCCATTTTTATATAATAAAAGTTGTCGGGTAGAAGTAGAAGTTGTAAATTCTTGACCCACAACGAAATAAGATAAGTCTAATTGACCTATAACAGAATTAAACTTAATTTTATAGAAAGAAACAGGATTTTTAGCAGTTAATGAATCATTTCCAAATGAACCTTGAGAAAATCTTCTTCCCAAAGGAGCCTCATTGAATGTAATAGTTGAATCCGATACAGTAAATGACTTTCCTGGTTCTTGTATTATACCATCTAAAGAAATAAACAAATTATTTTGATTTGAAACATTTAATAATGAATTGGAACCTTTTATTTTCATATTGAATGATTTTGTTCCTGATCTATTGCCCTTTTCGTCAATATATCCATCAAATTGTGGATCCAAATAAAATTCATACGAAATAGTTTCGGTAGTATCAAACGGAGCAACAAATGCAGATCCCTTTCCACGTACTTCGTTGATGTCCTTTACTCTAACTGTAGAAGAAGTAATAACTCTTTTTGTGGTTTCTACGGTTACTCTATTCTTTTGAGGATCCCAAAGTTGAACGAAACTTACGGTATTAGTTTTTGTTGGATTTGGTGTAAATTCTACAGATCCTTTTGTATTAATTTCTACTTCACCAAAAACTTTAAATCCAGCAGGGTGAGTAGTACTCTTGATTAAATTGCGCCAAATGTCCGTAGGAGTTCTTGATTTGATAGTATAAGAATAATCTTGGTAAAAATAAGAATCTGCAATACGCTGAGACTCTGAACCAATATTTGATCTATCGGAAATATAGTATCCTAAGTTATCATAGTATGATTTAATTTGGGGAGAAAATATCGTGGCAAAACTTTCTACAATATTAGCAGTATTATTTCTAGACCTTCCCACAATTTGCAAATCGGGTCTAAAAATACCTTCAACTGATTTTAAACGCAAAATATTGCTGCCGATTCTCCATCCATCTTTTGCAACTTTTCCTTTGGCAATTAATGTATTTCCATCATATTGAACGATTTCTTCATCATCAAAAAATGCGTCTTTAACAAAATTTTTCAATACTAAAATTTGTACGGATGAATATTTCTTGGAAATAGATTGATCTCTGTTAAAATTATAACCATTACTTACAATTTTTATGTTTTTGGGAACACCAATCGTTTTGCTAGCAAAATAAGCACTTACATCACTTTCAATAATTTTAATTTCTGGTTGATATGTGTAATTTTTACCTTTGTTTGTTACTAAAACCGCATTAATGGATCCATCAGTATTTTTTACTACTGAGAATTGTGCTAATGAACCGTCGCCGTTAGTTAAAATTGCTTTGGGACTTGAATAGTTCTTTCCAGCAGATGAAATACTAACAGAATCAATAGTTTTTGTTGTAGAGTTCCAATTTACCTTTGCAGTACATTCAGATGAAACTGAAGGGCGAACTCCAATAACAACTGGTAATTTTTTGAATTCTTTACCTGGGTTTGAAATTAAGAATTGATTAATTTCTCCAACTGCTGAAGATGAAGTAGTTGTATATGAAATAACTCCTGTTCCATCATATAAAGATACTTTGCTTAATTCATAAACAAATTTTGATGGAGTTACATATGTGATTGTTTTTAGACCTTGTAGAGGATCTTCAATAGTTCTCAAATAAGATCTATCATTTTGTATAATATTGTTTTTATCAAAGTAAAAATAATTTGTATACTTTATAGATTCTTTTGGCAATCCAGATTGAATGGGATAAAATGGACCAAAACCAAATTTGACATCAACATAAGATCCAGCACTTCCTGGTTTTGCTGAACTTCTAAATGTCTCTAATGTTAAAATATTATAATTTCCACTTGGAGAAAATTCCAAAAAACTTCCAGTCAGTGATTCGTTACTAGTATCAAATTTATACTTGTAGTATCTTTGAATATCTATGATAGGATTTCGTACCCAATTTGCAGATAATGTGTTTATTTTAGAAAATTCAAATTTATATGCTGCATCCTCTTCAATTTTTTCAATTGATACTAATTTTTTAGGAGTTGACTCATCAAAAAAGGTGTAATTTAAATCTACTTTTTTAATATTCTCCAAAGAAGTAGATAAATTGTAAACAATCGTCAATAATTGAGTATTTTCGTCATATTCTTGAACTATTCCAGATTCTAAAGTATTTCCAATAGTATAATCTTTGGATAAATTAAATTTTGACTTATATAATGTTACTGGTTGAGAATTATAGTGATCGGTTGCTATTGTAGAATCCTGTGCTCTAGTTACAGATACAGTTAAAGCATTGGAATTGATAGTGTTAACTTTTAAAACTTCTCTACCAATTTTAATTAAATCATTTTGAGATAATCCTTCTACTTTATTTAATTTAAGAGTAGTTTCTGAGAAAGAGAATCCTACGTGATCTACATCAGCAATAAAATACTGTGTGCTTGTAGATCCAGTGAGTCTTTGAATGGAAGAATTTGAAATTGTTAATAAATCACCTTTTTTGTACCCAGATCCTTTAGATGTAATGACTACATTTGATACTAGTCCAGAAGTTACAGTTACAGTAGCTTTTGCGTTCTTAGATCCACCAACATTTCCCAAAACTGCATTGGAACTTGCTGATCCAACTATTCTTCCATCTTCATCTCTGCATTTAGTTTGGTCTAGAAAAATGAGTTCTACGTTTGTATACGTCTGACTTCCGCCAGATGCATAATCTGCACCACTATTTAAAAATCTAAGTCTACCAACACCAGTATCTGCTAAAATTGTCTCGAAAGATGGAGATTTTAATTTTACTTTTTGATAAATTCTTTTTCTTACATAATAAGTGGTGGTTGTTAGTGTATCATCTGGCAAAATATCAACAGTTACAGAATCACCTTCTGCCAGATTGTGATTTACTGAAGTTGATGCAATGGCAATGTTGTCATTTAATTTAAATATTGAGATATTTTCACTCAATTTGTTTACTTGAGAAATTCTAACACCAACAGTATCTGTTCTAGTTGAACTAGTTAAGAAATAATTTCCATCTACAACAAATTCTCCCTGTATTAGTCTACATTTAATATTATTCTTATCTTCAGTTGTTTCTAGAATTGTTGCTCTTGCTTTTTCGCTAACTGCGATAGATGTTGGAGTATTTGTATTTGTTAATGTTAAAATAGGACCAGTTGAAGTAACAGAAATTTGGAAAGAATTAATACTTCTATTTCTAACATAATAAATTGTATCTGCAGAAATACCAGAAAATGTATTAGAAAATACAATTGTCTCGCCATTTGTAAATGGATTTGTAGAAACATTCAAAGTGTTATTAGTAACATTACTAATAATCGTTTGTTTGCCGTTTGTTAGTTTTAAAATAGAATCAGCAGTAAAGTTCGATGATTTATCAACAATTAAGTTGATAACTTTAATATTTGAATATAGTTTATCGGTGAGATTAAATGTACCGCTGGTATTTCTTAATACGATATTATTGCCATCAAAAACATCGCCAATAATTTGACCGCTAGCATTTGTATTTTGTTGATACAGAATATCATCTTTAAACAAATATGCAGTATTTTCTATACGAATCTGTACTGCTTTGGTTTGTCTGTTTTCTAGAGATGAAACAGGTTTTCCTTTTACAGAAGATACTTTTGCAACTATACCACTTCCTTCGGTTGATGAGTTATCTACTTCTACTAAACCACCAACAGAAAAATTATCATGACTATCAAAAATGTCTAAAGAAGAAACAGAACCAGAAGTAATTTCTTCAATATAAGAACGAACATCTTTTCCATTATCTGGAATAGAATCTGTTCTTAATCTACTTACTAATCTTGGCAGATCATTTTGTGATATTGGTTTACTGTAATTAGAGTCTACTGGAATTGAATAGAAATTTTCTCCTAGAATATAGGGGAAAACAGGATTATCCTGAGAATCAACAGTGATAAAGTATGCATATACACCATTAGGATATTCTGGTGTTACGCAAAATCTTCCATTATTTTCATCAAGAGTTCCTAATCTATGATTGTACCTATAATCTTCAACAAAATATCCAAGAGAATATGTTGCAACAGGTGGACCCCCTATTCTATTATTTTTCAATTCATAGCTGCTAATCATTCTTGTAATAGCACTACTATTACTTAATGGATTAGTATATCCATAAGGCCCATAAATTGGATTTCCATCATAAGCATATCCTAAAATTTTGGAGTGTTGTAATGTAGCAGAAGTAGAACCATTTGGTTCTAAATTATCTCCTAATGCAATTCTTAGTGATTTTGGATTTGCAATATATCCATAACCATAACCTAGTGCTGGGTTGATGTTTTCGAAGAAATAACCATTACTGGTATCTAAATGACTCTCGATGATATTGTATCTGTTTTTCTTCCAGCGTCTAACTGATGCAACAGCGGTTGCTCCATCTCCAACAGAAACGATTTTAACTTCTACGTTTTCTTGAGTATAAAATTTGCCTTCATCTTCTTTTATAAAACCAGTAACTTTACCATCATTTGAAATTGTTGTTTTGTATCGAGCAAATTTTCCTTTGCCTAGTTTATCGATAATTCTAACTTCTGGTGGTGTGGAATAATATTCACCAGCATTAGTTAAACGAATACTTGTAATTTTGCCTAAAGTTACAACTGCTTCGGCAGTTGCCTTTCTTCCAGAAGTTATAGTAACGGTTGGTTCGGGTGGAAAATATCCTGTACCGCCATTATCTACAATAATGCGATCAACAACTTCGCCAGCAAGAATTGCCCTTGCCTTTGCTGCCTCGACACCAATCTTTTCTTCGATTAGAACGTAAGGAGGATCTAAATATCCCTTTCCTTTTGAGGTCAATGTAATTTCAGTTACACCACCAAAAATAACATCATTATCTACTGAATTAATTTTGGTATAATCTTTGTAACCATAAAATGGCATTCCATTTACAGCAACTCCAACATCGTAATTTGGAGTTTTTGTGACTTCTGTACTAACTGATGATACTTTCTTAATTAATTTTAAATGCTTTTGATCTTCTAGAAGTTTATTCCATGAAGTCTTTCCAAAATCATGAGATGGGAATCCAGAAGAAGTAACATAGTAATATTGATCGTCTTCATAGATTGCAGAAACATCAGAATTTAGATCTGATATTTTACTTGTATAAACAGAAGGAATCAACGAAGATGAAGGATTCGATAAAGCAGTATTGATTCTCCATCTAGTGTTTCCCGTTAAGTTGTCATATACAATTGGATCTCTAGTTTCAAATCCAGTTTTTGATTCTTGTACCAGATCTCCAGAAATAGAATATGGAGCAGCGGTAGATACATCTAAATTATAAAGAACTCCTAGTACAATTAATTTAACAGTTTGTGGAATTTGATTAGCATCTAAGTATACAGATTCTACTGCTGTATAGTTATAAACTTTAGTTCCTATTGAATATGCTTGAGGGTTTGCCCCTCTGCTATCAATTACAAATTGATTAACATTTTTTGACTTATATGTAATCTGCTCGTTATTAATTAATAGTTTGCCAGATGAAGATTCCCAACCAGTAGTTGAAAAGACATCAATAATATTGTCTGTAGCATCTACTGTCGATACTGACTTCGTTAGTTGAGTTTCTGCTGCTACCTTGAATTCACCTACAATTGTTTCGGTTGCAAGAATAACTTCGTAGAATTGATTTCCTAAATCAATTACATTGTCTACAACTGCAAAAGAACTGATAGCATAAGGATCTAAATCATCTGGTGACTGAACTATTCTCTGACCGATGATATTAAAAATATTACCAGAAAGTACTTTAACTTTCAGAGCATATTTGTTAATCCACTCTCCATTGGATGCCTTGAATGTGTAGTCTTTTGGATAATATACAGAAGGAACATCATCTACTTCTGTAGATACAATAGAATTAAAGATAAACTTGATTGATTGATCTGTTCCTTTTGACTGATAAAACTTTTTAATATTTTTAATTAAAGTTTTTTTGTCAACGGTAGGCTTTAAACTTTCTTCAGGAAAAGAAGCAAGATACTGCGATTCAAAATTTCTGACAAATGCATATAAAAATAAATTACTGATATTATAGACTAAAGTACCTGCAACATAAATTGGACCCGATACAGTCTGTCCTGACGATCCAGCACCAACTTCTGAATAAGGTACTCCCTTGTATTCAGATTCGCTGTATAGATCTCCTAGTCTGGTTGTAGCACTTACATTTCGATAACAATTTCTAAGTGCATTTGCTTGCCTATACTGATAGAATATTACCTCATCCCCGATCATGATGTATCCATTCTTCTCGGGGAAAGAAGAACCATTGGTTAAATTAATAACAACTTCTGTAATTACATTACTACCATTTCTTGTTTCTACGATAGAAACTAGAGGAGTGTTCTCTTGTAGTAATTTTTTCTCATAAGTATCGATATCTTGATACTTTGTGATATTATTGATAAGATCTAATGGCTGTCCTGAATTTTCTAGCTGCTCGTAGTACTTCTGTACGAACTTAACAAAGTTCGGATAATCTGTAGAGATAAATTCGGGTAGTTGATTCTCGACAAGTGTAGAGAAACTTCTTACTTTTCCTGCCATTTACTTATTACTCTTGAACGATGGTGAATGTGCTTTTGGCAATATCGACATCTAAAAACATTTCACGAATCGCAACGATGTCATTGTATTGAGGTCTTAATCTAACTTCAATTTTATTATCATCAAATGAACCCTTGATGATAGTCACATCAAACATTTTAATTTCTCCAGTGCTGTAATTGATAGTTCCAATATTTGAGTTCAATACTATTTTAATTCCAGTCTGTGGATCTAATCGATAAAGAACCACTTTGCCATCACGATCTTCAATATAGCAGGTATAATTTGGATATTCTTGAACTATGAATCCAGTGCTTGATAATGCTAGTTCATCAGTATCATAATCAAACGGATTATTAAAACAAAGTTCATAATATGCTGTATTATTTAACGAAGGATAGAAATCCTTTCTCATAATAACTTGAGTCAAGTTAGATCTAACTGATCTATCTGTACTATCTATGGCACTTACCAATCTACTATATCTAAACTTACCTCCAAATTTCTCGGTGTCTGAAGTTCTGAGATAACTCTCGATGTTTTTAATTGCTGCAGAACGAATAGCGTCTGGAGTTTTATTTGTAAGTGATGATTGGAAATATATCTTGCTTGATAATTCAATATAAAGAACAGATGGATCAATAATTTGTGGTGTAACAGAACCAACAGAAAATTTTCTAATTTCTGTTTCTATCTTTCTTTTTGTGTAACTAGTCAGGGCAGCAGCATTTGATGGTTTAATAACGATCTTTACTTTTCCGTATTCTGGTGGATTCTCGTCTTCACCACCATAAGAGTAAATATCTGCAATCGATGGATAGATCCTTCTGCAAATTGCTTCATAATCTGCTGATGTTACTGCTCTGTTCTGTGTGCCAAACATAGAAGGAGCATTTCTCTTAATCGAATCAATAGACTCGATTGATGCGCCACCATATGAAGGAGAATTGACATCTACTGTTACATCAAGAATACTGAATGGAACACCATTCTCATCCTCAACAATTCCATTAAAAGTGAATACTCTAGATGAGTTGGTGACTTCACCAGCAGTCACCATGTAACTAACTTCAATATATTGTCCTGGTGTTGGTTTTTTACCTAGAACACCATCGCCAAAACTTACTTTATAATTTTCGTCTTCGACTTCTGTTACAAAAAATACTTCAGATGTTGGGTTAACCGTTAAAATATTTTCTGAACGTGTATAGATTTTAAATGTGGTTGAAGAAGGACTGTCGTATACGTTTACTCTAATTGTAGAAACATCAATTCCTACGTTGTCTAGGATAACTTCAGGCGCATTTGCACCAACAGTTAAATATTTTTTAATTAAGGTGCCTTCATAAATTTTCAATCCTTCGAAAACAGCAACGTTACTATTGACCGCTGCCTTGTAATCATCCTGAAGAATATATTGATATAAACTATTGTCTACGGTAGTAATAAAACCACTACCTCTTTTGAAGACTAAAGCATTTAAATTGCCAGTAGTAGTCAAACTAACCGTGCAATTTACATCTGCTTCTGGTGCTGTTGCTGATCTTGGAGTGTAACCAAGTTGCTTTGCAATCGATACAACGTTATCTCTTAAGGTTGCTGAATTGAGAAACATCTCATTCGCAACCATGTTGGTATTGAATGCAGTATAATAAGTATTGTATGCTAATAAATCTAAAAGACTGCTGAGTACAGAGCCCTCAAAATCATAATCAGTAAAATCTGAATTCGCACGCAAGTAATCTCGTAGCGAATTTCTTATTTGAAAATAATCTAGATTTGTGAGTTGATTATAAGGCATCTTATACTACCGTTCTTTCTAGGAAAAAATCCAGATTTTGTACGTTTTCTGGTTGACCGATAATTGTATATTCAATAATAACGTTGAAACCATTGTTTTCGTCGTCAATATCAGCATCAACATTAAGTAATTTTACTCTAGGTTCAAAAGCGTTGATGGTATATCTGATTTCATCATTAATTAAACCTGCAGTAATGTAATCAAGAGGTTCAAAAAGAAGCCCAGTGACCGAACAACCAATATTTGGATTGAAAAAACGTTCGCCAGGCTTCGTTAGTATTAAATTTACTATCGCCCTTTTGATCGCAGCATCATTTTTAGTCACCAATAGATCATCAGTGACTGGACTTTTATCAAAAGTTATGCTGAGATCCTTAAAGGACTTACTGGTTGGCATAAATTTGGTCTATTTATAGAGTTATTTATGCTCCATCTGTCGGAGATTTACACCATCCACTCGACATAATCATCGAAACCATCCTTGCCACCACAGAATTTTGATAGTCTATCTTCTGGTGGATCGTTTTTCTTCTTATCTGTCGGAGTCACGCGCTTTTCGTATCCATAATCTGTGATTAATCGCGTCGTGCCCCACATTTCGCGCATATATTTTACGTCTCTGTCTGGATTTGGACTGTTTGCCATCTGTTTTTCCTCAAAAAATGATTGAAACAGAACTTTTTACGGGGTTGCTATCCCGAAAAAAAGCGGCATCGTACTCAAAAAGAGCAAAATACCGCAAAAATCATCTGAATTTCTTCGAAAATCTCATGAGCCTTGACCGCGATAACGCTTTTTGCGACCATTACGACTGCTAGCAGCAAGATTTGTATTCTTTGAACGCCCTTGACTAGTCATTTTAGGTTTGCCAGGGACATAATTGGTCTTCATAAGACCGCCTTTTGCTTTTGCCATACTTAAAATCTCCAGGTAACTGTGGTTATTATATCATGCAATTGGTTTATTGGCAATATGGATGGTGAGATATTTAAATGGACCGACAATCGGCCTATCTGTACTCAATCCTTGCGCCAAATCTCCTTGTACTGCGAACAATTTTCCCTCAATATAAACGTTTTTGTTGTTCTTCGTAACCACAATACGCTTTAATGGTTGGGTCAATGACGCAATACAAGGTGGATTTGGTATCGGTGTGCGACTACACGCAACATCAGAACACTTTGTACCGTTCTGATAGAACTCAATCTTCTCTGGATTCTGTTTTCCAGACTGCTCGAAGTACACCGCTTTCGATTTAATCGTCTCTCCTTCTAACTTTTGCGCTGGAAAAATACAGCATAACGTTAAAGAAGGCGAATCAACAGCATTTTTGTCTACTAGAAATGCCATCAGACTCCCTGTACGATCTCCAAAGTATTTAGTCTGGCATACAAATCATCCAAAACTTCATTAATCTTTCGATAATCGTCGCCAGGTGGTCGATAATACAATACAAATGGGTCTGGAATCTTTCCGACCCGCTCCTCTAAATTCTGAAGTCGTCGATCAATGTCACTAATCACTTCAATCAGACGACTCTCTAACTCCTCATTCTTCTGATTTGATCTCAGGAGTAAGGTTAAAGGACTCTGGTATTTGACTTGCTGATTCACGAGTTTCTCCAAATGTTGCTGTATCACTATAAACTAAATTGCCTGTCTCATCATACGTTGAGATTTTCAATTGATCGCCTTCATCATATCCACCATTATACCACTTGTCTGCTAATTCTAGCATGTGGTCTGCTAACTTATCGTAATCTTCGAAAGTCTCGTCTTGTATCACATTACCGTTTTTGTCGATAATCGTGTAGTTCACATTAGTTTTCGTCATCTGTAGATTCTCCATAAAATTCAGGATCGACACGTTCAATTAATACTGTGCCATCTTTGTTTACATGCCATTCTACCACATCTCCCTCTTCCCATCCTACCGATTCTAGAAGGTCGTCGGGTAGGGTAACGTAGTATTCATCAAAATCTTCGTTGTACTCAACTGTTGTTTCAAATGCTTTTCCCATGTCTATCAATTATTCTGTTTTATATATCAAGTTTTTGAAAGAATTCGCTCACGCGGTAACCAGTTCTCACACTTTGAAATCCCTAACATTAAACTTTGTGCGTTTTCATATGAAAGCACTACCTGTCTACCACTGGTGCTGAAAGCATAGATCTTCATGGAGCTGTGGTCTACTATCACGTAACTAATTTGTTCCACAGCATCTTTCCGAGTTCTTTCAATACTATGTAGATATATCCTAGTTCTTCGATTCTGGTGGTCTCGGTGGACCTCGGATCACACACAGTAACTCCAGATTGCCATAGACGAACGTTTTGAGGTTTTTGAGTCATTTTTTTCTGGGAAAAATTTTTTTTCTGAGAGAGAAAACGATCGAGCGTTTTCAAAGTTTTGTAGGTTAATAGTATCTATCAATTTTGGTTTCGCTCGGCCGCCGCCGTCGCACGGCGGTCGCATCGTTGGACTGTCCGCCGCGGCCCACTGTGCTAGGATGGGGGGTCACACCCGAGAGGATCGCCTGAACTGTGCTTCCACATTTTTGAGAGCGCGACGATCGCTAAGTGTGCTGCCTGTGGTGACTGTCACCCCTGCAGCGTTAACCCAGATGCGGTGTCCGCTGCTGCGTCTCTTCTCAGTGAACTTGTAACGTGTGGCGATGGGGAGGATCTCGTCTCTGCGTGCCATGGTGATGGAGTGGTGATGATGGGGGCACCCCCCAGGGGGGGGGGGTCAGTCGTCGTGAGTGAACAGGGGGAGGCGGGCGATCGCCTCATGCCTGAACGTGTCGGCATGGGCGCCTGCCAACCACACCGCTTCGATGGTGATGGGGTTGGTCAGTCCCATGGTCTGCTGTGCGTCGTCAGTATCACGACCCGCCCAGACGATCTGACGGGTGCGGATCTCGGATGCCATGGAGAAGATCATCGGTCTAGAGGGTAGGGGGGCAGGGGGGGGGGTCGCCTCAGTAGCGATCATTCCAACCGTCACGCTCCCAGCGGCGGCGGTCGTAGTCGTCAGCGGTCATCAGGTCATCATGCTCCAGATCCTCACCCCACTGCCCGAGGGCGGCACCCCACTGGGGGAAGGTCAGGTCGTTGGTCAGGTCGTTGTTGGTCATGGTTCGTTTCGTTTCGATGGAATCAGTCTACAGGGTCAGGGCATCTCGCAAGCGCCAGGGAGGACACTGTTGTAAGTGTCACAGCGGCGCTCGGTGGCAGCGTTAACGCTCTGCACGGTGTCAGCAGCGAACCCCACGGCGGCGCTGCCGACCGCCATGATGGGGGCATAGAAGGCAGCACCGAGAACCAGGAGGGCGACGGTCTTGAACATGGTTTGTCGTTTCGTTTGAACTGATGTCAGTATAGAGTCAGAGGGTCACATGCGACTGCAGGCAGTGCCAGTTCACCCACTGTCCCAGCGACTTGGGGGAGTGCCATGCTGCAGCGAGGCAGGCGCGACGGGAGACGCCTTCGAAGCGGTAGACCTTGCTGCTGCTGGTGAACTGTACCCGAGCGGTGCCCGTGATAGGATTGACGGTCAGGCGATGGATCGCGGTGCTGTTGCGACGGATGGGGAAGCGCATTGGTTGGTTGTTTGAACTGATGACAGTATAGAGACGGGGCGGGGGGCATCGGGGGCAGCGTGTGCCACCCCCTTGACTGTCCCTCAGTAATCGCTGAAGATGTGGCAGGCACGGTAGGACGTGCCATCATTGCAGGAAGTGAAATCGTAGCGCAGGTTCTGATCGTAAGTTGCCTGCCAATCGATCACCAAAGCGGGGTGGATGTCACAGGTGTCGCTGTAGAACGATTCGGCAAACTCTGCCTCATCATCGTAACAACCACGATAGCGATCATCGCATCCTTCGATGTTATCGATGCCATCCTCACTAGCGAGTGCATCTACTGCCTCGTATCCGATTGCTTCACCACAGCGAACATACTCCTCGTAAACCTCAACGAAGGCACGCTCATTGTACTCATCGATGAACTCCAACATGTCA